GGTGGCTTGCTCAAGCCGAAGAAGGACCCGAACATACTCCTCAAGCCCAAGATGGTGAAGGCCATAGAACTGATAGAGAGAGCACTCGATGCCTTGGAGAAGGCAGGGAGCGGGCACTACCCGATGAGCGGTGGCAAGGGACTGGGTATAGACGTAGGCGCGGACGTGGCAAGCCCACGTGGCCCGACCACGTTGAACAACGAGGCCACACTCCCAGACTACGACATGAAGGAGCGTCCTGAGCAGGACCCTGAGAAGCCGGAAGACTACCCAAAGAGAAAGAGAAAGTCCGAGGAGCATTCTTCGCTTAGTTGATATAGTATTGCAATGAGTTAGGTGATAGTGTGTTATCTCAACAGCGACTCTTCAATGAGGACAACATCGTACTCCTCAAGGCAGGTAATGACCTCGTTGTCGCTGGATACGCAAGCGTCGAACTGGTTGACAAGCAGGGCGATTTAATCACAATGGAGGCTTTGAAGGACGGATTTCGCAAGTTCATGCAAGAACCGAAATACAGGAACGTCCAACTAGCACACTCAAACATACAGGTAGGAGAAGTAGTTCCATCATATACAGATAGTGAAGGGAGGTTGTGGAAAAGCGAAGTCGATGATGTCGGGATGTTTGTTGTAATACAACTGCGTGACGACATCGAGAAAGCACGAGAAGTTGCCGCCGAGATACGGAAAGGAAAACTACGTGGGTTCAGCATCGGAGGACAGGCATTCAAGCGAGTCAGGAAGAGCGACCCAAAACACGGTGACTATCAAGAAATCAGCAAGTTAGAACTGCATGAAATCACGATATGCGAGAAAGGCATCAATCCAGAAGCAACATTCAGAATACTCAAACAAGATGGGGAAATGCAAAATAACACAAAAGAAAAGGTGACAAAAATGACAGAAGAAGACATGACAGCACAACTAGGCGATGTCCTATCTCGTCTTGAAGGCCGACTAGACGCGATGGAGAAAGGAATGCCTCCTCAACTCAAAGAAGCCATGAAAGACAAGAAAGATGACAAAGCCATGGATGAGAAGAAAGACGAGAAAGAAGCCATGGACGAGAAAGAAGAGAAAGACGACAAGAAGAAATCCGAGGAGTTCTCGGACGTCATCTCCTCTGACTACCTCGACTGGATGGAGAACACCCTGAAATCCGCAGGTGTTGACATCGATGGGGCACGAAGCCACTTCGATGACCTCAACAAAGCGAACCTCGGGTCCACTCCAGAGGAAATTCAGGACGGCGCAGACTACTTCGCCGGACAGGTCAAAGGTCGAGCACAGGAGAACGGCTCGCCTTCAACCGGTGCCATAGGTAAACTAGGCACTGGCGGCGGCGAGAAAGAAGTCAAGAAATCTGACTTCCTAACTCCTGACAGAGTTTCCGACGCAGACATCGAGGCTGCCTACGAAGTATACAAGGCAGCAGCAATGGAGCAGGAGTTCAGGGGCAGCCTTGAGAGCCAGTTCGCAAGCCGCTTCCACACAGAGCGAAAGGCTGAGATAGCCAAGGCTCAGGCAGCAGCGTTCGACGCACGCGGTCCTCTCGATGAGGTCATGAAGGCACTCGGTGCACTCAATGACAGAATCGATAGCATCGGTACAGCAGAAGCCGGTGTCCCAATCGCCAAGAGCGAGGCAGCACCAGCAGTAGAGATTCCCTCAACGCAAGATATGGCGAGAATGTCATGGGACGAAGTTCATGCCCTCGCAGACAAAACCTTCAGGGGAGAGTGATTTAGATGGCAAGAGACTACGTACGCACAATAACAGACATGGAAAGGTACTACTACGGTGCCGGAAACGCAATGGGATACTCCTACTCCGGTAGCGAGTTGCTCAAGGCCGACAGCCCTATGCTGTCCACGACTGCTGGTACTTACCAAGCAATCTACGGGCGCAAGGTCTGGTCGCAGTTGAACCAAGAGTTCAACGCCTTCAGCATCCTTCCAAAGAAGCCTTGGGACAGGTCGGGATGGAGAGTCATCACCGCCAAGCCCAACGGAGGCGCACTCCACGGTGGCGTCGCAGAGAACGCTGTTCTCCCTGACACTGTGAAGCCAACCTTCCAGCACGTTGCTGCAAAGCCAAAGACGATTGCACACACCTTCGACATGTCGGAGACCGCAATCTTCCTCGCTGACAGGGACGACGGCCTCGGAGACATCCGAGCAGTACTCAAGGAAGAGATGGGCAAGCACCACGCAGAGATGGTCAACAAGATGCTCCTAACGGACGTCACGACCGTCGCTGGCAACAACTTTGAGTCGCTGGACAGAATCACGACTGGCAACACGAACATGACGTCGGGTACCCACTACGACGCTGCTGACGAGGACATCTACTCCATCGACAGAAGCGCCAACACATGGGCCTTCGCTGAGGACAACGCTGACTCAGGCAGCACCAACAGGACGCTCAGCCTCGACCACCTCGACACCCTATTCCAGCAAATCTGGGAGCGTGGTGGCAACCCCAAGGTCATCCTAACTGGATATGACACCTTGATGAGACTACAGCAACTGCTACAGTCCCAACAGAGGTTCATGGAAGAGAAGAGAGTCACACCAACCTACAACGGTGTCAAGGGTGTTCCCGGTATGGAAGCCGGATTCATCGTTGCTACATACAACGGTGTTCCAATCATCCCAACCAAGGACATGCCAAAGGACTCCATCAGCAGGATGTACTTCCTCGACACTGACTACATGTACTTCAGCACTGCAATACCAACGCAGTACTTTGAGTCAGGTATCGAGACTGGCGACCCGTTCGCCATCAACAGACTGGGCCAAGAGGGTCTCTACCGAACCATGGGTGAGATATGGACCACTTTCTTCGGAGCACAGGGGAGCATTCGTGACCTAAAGTGAGGTTGCAGGTAGGAGAATAAGAGATAGGTGATGAAAAATGGCAGCAACAACACACAGAGGAATAACATACACGACGAGCGGCAGCGCAACCACCACCGTAAACCTAGACCTTGGTCTATGGGCTGGTGTGGATGAGAGCGAGACACTATGGCTAGACGGACAGGCAACTGCTGGATACCCCGGCAACCTAGACGGCTTCCAAGCAACGAACACACAGGTAGTACAGAGGCACAACCCACGACTGATTGCAGTCACGATGAGCAGCGCTCTAGCCGAGGGAGAAACACTAACCCTAAGCGGCTCTTGCAGCAAAATCCTAACTGTAGTCGGTCTACAGGCAGATGCAACAGCATCTCTTGGAGTGGCTAAAACCAGCGATTTGGTATTAACCTTCGACATCGAAGCAACTGCTGACGGTACTACCGATGACACAACTGGAGCAGAACTACTGCTCGTAGTGGTCTGAGGTGGTTTCCTTGCCAATAGTGAGATACAATGGACCTTCCTTCTACAGAAGGAGTCCTGACGCTTACTCCCCTGACTTTTCAAGGGGAGAGGAGCGCGAGGTCTCACAGGCTTGGGTAAACGAGTGGAGGCGTCTCTTGGTCGAGCCCGCATTCACCCTGACGGGTGATGAGGGTGTGACCGAGGACCTCCATTCCGACGGTATACCCGACTCAGGTTGGACGAACTCGGACATAACAAGTTGGCTCAGGGAACAGGGAGTCACAATAGGTAGGGGATACAAGACCAAGAGCACATTGCTCGCAATGGTCCAACTCCACCTAAACCCCCCTGTTGAGCCACCAGTTGTCGAAGAGGAGCCCGAACCCGAGCCAGTGGCCGAGGAAAACATTGAAGAGGAATCAGGAGAGTGATTGAAACATGGCATTACTAGCAACAGTAGCAATTGACGCACGACCAACAGTATTCGGCAACAAAGCCGTAGTGACGGGAACCATAACCAACGCTGATGCAACATCCGGCCACATAGACCTATCCGGTCTGTTGGCTAGTGTTGACATGATTGTGGTGAATGGTGTAGGCTCAACCGCATTAGCAGCAGCAAGCACAGCAGTGGACGGCACGACCGTCTACCTAGCCAACTTGACCAGCGGCTCCGGCGGCGACTATCAGTTCATGGCTATGGGACACCGCAGTTAAGGCGGTGACCTAGATGGCTAACCTAACACCCAAGTACAAAGTCGTCGGACCCTTCTCACCGAAGGAGTTCAATGACACGTCCACGTTGGCAACGACCATAGCCACGGCTGTGGGCACGTTGAGTGATGCGTCGAGCACTACCAGTCTGATAGCATCGGACCCGTTTACGGTCTTGGGGAACGTATACATCCTAGTGACATACGTATGATGGTGAGGAAGGTGCATGGGATTCGACATACAGACTCTCGATGTCACTGATATAGAACGTGCTCAGAAACAAGGCATTCGTGCTGAGGAGCACTACCAGAAGAACATACAGGTTGACCCTAAGAACCCACTCAAGGGCACTGTCAGCAAGCAGCGTGCGAATGCACGAAAGGCGGCTGACGTGCTTGACATAGGCGCTGGCACTAGGTGCAAGCACTGTGGCATGCTACACTTCATGTGGAGGGAGACATGTGGTGTGTGTGAAAAGCCCATGGAGTACAACCTAGGCACGAGAAACGAGGAGGCGAGGATGTGAGCGTGTTCGACAGCGCTTGGTCCGTCCTCAAGGCACCTCGGATGGTACGTTTCTCGCAGGGTCCTAGAGGCAAGGTCAAGACGCAGAAGGAGAAGAGGTATTTCAGAGACCTCGTGAAACAGGCTATCCTACAAGGTAAGGATGTAGCATCCGATAAGAGACTGTCACCCGAGGCAATGAGAGCGACATTCGGTGTTGATAGAGTCACGGAGGACATGCTCGACTACAAGAGGGACAACAGGGGCAGGACCTTAAAGGATAAAGACGGAAAATTAATTCCCAACAATCCTGAAGTAATGAATGCATTCAATGAAATCTTCAACCAGTACTACACTCAGGACAGAAAGAGAGAGTTCAGGGCCGAGCCTCAGAAATACGGTGCAACTGGCGCCTTCTTTGAGGACCCCAAGGACAGAAAGGCCAACAGGACGGGTGACTTCAGTGGGCTTGACGACACGGCTGCGATGAACCCACAGGCGGAGCGTGAATCCACACCGAAAGAGAGAATGATGCGAGCGCTCGCTAATTTCAAACCAACCACTAGGAGGGAAATCAATCAAAAATCCACGGAAATACAGAGGATTCTGGAAATGGAAATGACCAATGAGAATTTCAAAAAAGTTAGAAATGCTCTATACAATGAGTTCCCTGAGTTAAAACCGAAGGAGAAGCCTCCCGTTGACAACACATCGGCAACAGCGAGGGCTCAGAGCAACCTGCTCACGAATCCCATACTACCGAAGCAGGGGGACAAGCAAACGACCCTCGCTGACTTCGGGAGAGACCTTCAAGAGAAACCCATAGTTCCGAAGCCTGAGAAGAAGGACAACAAGACTCTCATAGAGGAGATGATTAGCCGAGCAGAGCAACTACAACGAGTCGCTACCGCTAATGAGAAAGCAGGTAAGGACGTCACAGCGACAGGCCATCTTGAGAGACTCGATGACGTGTTAGAGCAACTTCAGAATGAGGGAGTCGGACTCAATGAATACAATGAGAGAGCGAAGGCAATGGGTATCAAAAACCCAAGAGCCGCTGATGCGGTGAGACCCGCTGCCCCTCCGCCCAAGCGGTCGGAGAGCACGCAGCCAAGCGGTGGCATACCGCTCACAGAAAGCGGTACAATCGACATATCGAGACTGGGTGAGATGTTCGCATCACCAGCAAAAGCACCGACAGAAGCACCGGTAGAAGCACCGGCAAAAGCACCTGTGAAGGTGCAACAAACCACGCAGAAACCCACAGGAACCCCTACTTTGGAGTCGATAATGGGCTCAACTACGGCGCCTCCCGCTCCTACAGCCGCTCCTACAGCCGCTCGTGAGCCATCAGAGCGTGACATGCTCGTAGAGAACATAAGAAATCAAATGCAAATCAATCCAAATATTGCTGACAAGGCACTTGACCAGCACAAGGCGAACAATCCGATTGACGACCATCTGAGACTCCTAGGCGACGTAGGTCACATGGGTAGGCTCGCAGAGCATGTCAATGTGCCTTTGCAACAATACAGCACTGTGTTTCAAAGGTTAGAAGGAAATCCTGAGATGTACGGGCTGTCTCCTGATGCGTCCAGCGCTGATGTTCACAATCACATAATGGGTATGTTCAACCCGGAGATGGCATATTAGGAGGTGATTAGATTCCACAGGTATTCAGTCCCGGCGAGCCTGAGACAAGACCGCTCGACCCCGATGCACTCGCATACACCACGCCGCAGAGGGTCGCTGACCTCCTTGAGATAGGTCCTCAAGAGGCTGTGCTCATGTCCGCCAACGCCGAGGCGAACGCCGTTTTCGTGACAGGGGCCGACTACAGGAACATCGGCTTCTCGGTGGGAGACACCCTGCTGCTGTACTCAGATGCGGACCCGATGGGCGTTGACCGCGACATCACCGCCATCACATCGACAGCGAGCGGTGTCAAACTGGCATTCTCATCTGCCATCAATCCGGGCCTCTACGAGACGACTGACAACGGGTACGTGCAGAACAAGGCATCATTCACCAACGGGAGCAACAGGGGCATAACCTACGACAAGGTGAAGCGCCTCATCCTGCGTGCGCAGGACAAGATAGACAACCTGACACACAACTCGTGGAGACCGAATCTGGTCGCTGCCGAGTACATCAACTTCGACACCTACAAGCCGTACAGGCGACGGTACTACACTGACTACGTGGGCACCACACCGCTCCTCTTCCGCAACGTGCAGCAGATACTGCGTCTGGAACTATGGCAGGGTGACGACTACAGGGAGATAGGAGCCTCGGAGGCTCGCCTCAAGATTCCAGACAGCGTACGCTCCCTCTCAGGCTCCATCATCATGTCTCCCGGCAATGGGAGCGCCGCTACGCTGACGATAGGGACGGGTACCACACAATGGAGGGCGGACTTCGACAAGATAACCACCGCACAGAACCTCGTGGACCTCATCAACAAGGAGGACAGGGTGAGCAAGGGAGCCGTCGAGTTCTCACCTGCCTTCACACTTGAGGGCAGCACATCCAATGTTGGGGTGCACAACGAGTTCCTAGCGACGGCGAACTCGGACTACGGTAGCGGCGTTGTGAAGATAACCAGCATGAGGTCCACCCAAGCCGGTGAGTCATGCAGCATCGTGAGCACTAACAGCAACATAGAGATATCACAGACGCAGATAAACACGGCTACCTTCAGCAGCCTTGACAGCACGACCATAACTGTTGACAGCACGAACGGCTTCGCTGACGCTGGTGTTGTCGTTGATGCCAGTGGTGACGTCTTCAGTTATACCGGGAAGACGGCCACCACATTTACCGGTTGCACAATCGTCGTTGGCTCCGCGCTATCTGACATAGCAGGTTCACTCACTCAACACCTCATGCAAGTCGATTTACAAGGTGGAAGCGCCAGTGGTGACAGAGGTAGGCTCCGTGATTACTGGTTGGACCATGAGATGGGCATCGTCTACTTCAACAACTCATACCCGTTCTTTGAGTGGAACGCCGTCAAGGTCGCGTACATCTACGGCGAGAGATACGTCGAGAAGGCCATCGAGGACATCTGCACCAAGATGGTGGCTATCGACATACTCATGTCGGACGACCGCAGTGTGCTCATACCGGAGGGAACGCAGAACGTGGACCTCGCATCTAAGATAAACATGTACAAGCAGGATGTTCAACTGATGCTCCCACGTTATGTTGAGGTGGTGAGTTTTGAATGAGTTTCGCTGAGCAGCAGAGCGATGACTACATCAAGCAGATGACCGAGTACTATCGCAGCAGCGACATGCAGGAGAACCTAAAGCAACTCGTCAAGAACACGCCGGAGGAGTTCAGGGAGCGCATTCTCAAACAGGAGTTGAGTGTCTATGGGTACGACATGGAGAACGGTGTTTTCTTGGATAGTCTTCGCAATCCTCTACCTGATAAAGAAAGAGAGAAGGTAATGAGCAACGTGGACAGGAGGATGCTCAGCGAGTCACCTTCGCTGAGGGAGCACAAACTTCAACTCGTCGGTGGGTATCTGCTCCCCGATGCAGACGCCATAAGGAGGGCTGAGTGATGGTTGCGACGTTCAAGGAGGCCATCGACGTCATCGTTGACCTGTTCAGAGACGACTGGAACAGGGGCAACACCGACAACATCAAGCCCGTTATCGATGACATAGCCAACACCACCGCCGAGAGGGGAAAGAGGCTCGACATGAGGAACAGGGACTACGTGCTTGTCTTTGAGACTGCCCACAATGAAGAACTACCAGAACTGCTATTCGATTTTGTCACAACTCGTGTCAACATAACCGTTGATGCGAGGACCCTAGTGGGACGTGAACGGCTGAAGAAGATGGAAAATGAGATACGCAGACTTGTGCACACAAAGCGCAAGGGAGACGGCGTAAACTTCGACAGGTTGGTATACAAGACGCGAACAGACCTGTCTGACAGGAGCAAGCAGTTATTCCGTATGACGTTCCAAATAGAGGTAATCGTGTTTGCAGAATTGATACCATGAGGTGAAGAAAGTGCCATCGACAGTCTATAAGGGAGATTTGACCGAGATTTCATTCGGTCACGAGACAGAATTAGAACTACCAGCGGGCTTCGGGGGCTCGTTCCAGTTCGTCATAGCGAATGGCGCTGCTGGTACTGACACATCCACGTTGACACTCACAGGCGGGGTAGATGGCTCTCCAATCAACGGCGGCGAGTTGAGGTACCCCGTTGGGATGCTCGTTGGGTGCGAGGTCGCCTTCTCAAACCTCTCCGGCACTGGCATCAACACGGAGGACAACATGAGCGTGTCAGGCAGGAGGTACACCATCGTCAAGCACGTCATCAGCGAGAGTTCAAACAACACTGTCCTGCACGTCACACCGCAAATGCGCACGACGAGCGCGACCGTCAACGGCACAGTCACTGGGACTCTGCACATCTCCGCCTACAAACTACCCACGTTAGACGAGGATTCCGAGCATGATGATGATGCGAACAACTCCTCCGAGAGCGTTCTCACCGACCAGTTCGTCGGTCTGATAAACACGATATCACTGCCTGAGACGAAGGTTGACCTCAAGAGGTACCATGTCATCGGTCTCGGTCGTGATGTCGCTGTGCAGGTTCCCGGTAGGTTCGTCAACACAGGCGGTCAGTTTGAGGCCACAATGCACAATGCACGATGGCTGTACTACGCTCTCGGGCAGGAGAGCGTCAACATGGACATGGGTGGCAGCGGTTTCAACGTAAGTAGCACTGGCACCACCAACGCCGCCACCGTCCCCGGACAGGGACTGATAACCCATGGAAGCGGTGACATGAGCCTGTCGCCGGGAGACTACGTGCATATAACAGACACAGACACCATACCTGTGCATCTTCACAAGGAGGCTGGTACGGCCACATACCCGAGCAGCGATGAGACTGCTCTGATAACCGATGCTCAGAAGAACGAAGTCAGGAGAGTGGCAGCATACTACTGGAACTCATCGACCAGCGTCGGATACATCTGGTTGGACGATGGGTTGAACTTCGCCCACTCCTCGGGTAAGGCACTCAGAAAACTCGACTACTCCACAAGCAGCAAGTTCCCACTTCTTGATGCCACAACACGAACAATAGCGAGACCCGTTGACAGGATGGTCTTCGCCAAGACGATTGTTCCATCCTTCGCGCTTGAGGTCAGCGTCAGGAGGAATGACAATCAGGACGACGACGGCGGCACTGCCGAGGTCGTTGATGGTGGCTCCACCGACGCCAAGCAACTCACACGCGTGTTCCGTGGCTGCAAGGTCAAGGAGTTCTCAATGACCGCTGACACAGACGCTGCCGTTCGCCTGAGCGTTGGCTTCGATGCCGCACTCTGCTACACAGACACAGGCAGGTTGGAGAGCAGCAACAAGGGAGACAGGTACAACGTGCACAGGCTCTTTGAGGACACTGCCAACACCGCACAGGCTAGGAGGGAGGCAGGTATAGCGAAGGGGACGCAGAAGCCTTTCATGTTCTACAACGGCACAGTGGATGTCGGTGGCATCAGACTGGGGCAAGTGGTGTCATTCGACTTAAAGGGCAAGACCGGGGTCGAGCAGTTCTACACCATATCTGGGAACAAGATTGCTGACAGCGAGACTGACCAAATACCATTCGCGGGTGCTAGGAACGCATCAATCGCCGTCGAGGGCAAGACAGAGTACGAGTTGGACATGGAGATTATCGTTGACGACCCGACCCTCTACCATCAGATGAGGAGGGCTGTTGACAACTCTGACGACGCCAACAAGATGGTGAGCCTGTCATTCACCAAGCAGGGTACGGAGGCTGCATCCGGCAGGGAGTCCATGACCGTCGTGATAGATGACTACTACATCGTTGAGGCGCCGCTCACGATACCCGAGGACAAAGGACCCATGCGCTCAAAACTCAAGGTAATGCCTAAATCCATCCGTGTGTTTGCACAGGATACAGTGTATCACTACTGAGGCGAGTCAATGGTCACGAAGGCACAGAAGAAGGCAAGGTATCGAAAACTCGGTGCCAAGAGGTACTTCAACTGGCTGTGCGACAAACTAGGCATCGACCTCCCTGAGCCTGAGAACGAGATGAGGAGGAGGGACATAGAGAGAATCATAGAGTCCCACTCCGAGGACCCTCGATACATATCACAGCAGGAGGCAGTCAAAATCGACTTTGCTGACTCAGCACACAACCATCCACATGAGATAGTACCATCTGAGCCTGAGCCTGAGCCTGAACCTGAGCCTGAGCCTGAGCCTGAGCCTGAGCCTGAGCCTGAGCCTGAGCCTGAGCCTGAGCCTGAGCCTGAGCCTGAGCCTGAGCCTG